CATTCATTTCTAACGTAGTTCAAGAACTATAGATGATTCTTTCACTTAGGCTAATCTGCTCATCCGTTAATCACCCTTTTGTGGATGATTGCGGATAGTCAAATTTTCAATATCACTAATATAATCCATTATTTTAATTCATTAATTTCATTATTTTCGAGTTCCATATTAGGTACTTTCTTTCTATCTTCTTTAAAAGGATATTCTCGTTTTGCTAAATTATACCAAGCAATGCCTTCATTCGCATCAATTGTTTCAGTATATTGAGCCATTAAACTACCTTTTCTGTTCAATATATGCATATACCCAAACTTAGGCACTACATATATTTTTAACCCTTTATATGTCGCCCTCAATAAAAATTCATACCAAAATGAAACTTTAATAGATGGCTTAAGACCGCCAATTTCAATAAAATCATTAGTATCAAAAATAGCTCCTGTCATATTAAAGTCATATTTTGTTTCAAGGCATTCACTATCAATAACACCAAGTTCATTTGAAAAAGAACTAGCCCACACCATTTCGTTACCAAACGAAATCAATTCACCATTTTCACTATTTCTATATTCATTTAATGGTAAACAAATATTAATTGAAGGGTCACAAGCAAGATATTGTGCAGCATTTTTAAACCATTTAGGGGCATAGGCATCATCAAATTCTAATATAGAAAAATATTTAGTTTTACAATTAGATACTCCAATATTAATTTGGCTACAAAAATCGGTTTCGCCATCATTTGATAAAATATCAATACATTTAACCTTGTTTGTTTTATTTTTAACTAATGAAACAATATCTTTTTTTGCAACGATTATAATAGAAGTTTCTTTATCATCATTAATTTGCGTTTTAACACTTTCGATGGCATTCATCAATGAATCTCCAATCGTATCATCATATTCGTGTAATGGTATAATTACTGTTAAATCTTTCATTATTTTTCAACTTTTTCTTCATTTATTTTACTTTTTGCCACTGTGATAACCTCTTCAAATTCTTTTATCCTTTCATCAATATAAGAATTAATCAAATTATCTAAATTAGTCTTATATTCATCAAATGAATATTTTTTAGCTGTTTCTTTCATTGCATCTGTAATTTCAGTTGGAATATCATCATTCATCCATGTTCTTACAACATCTGCAATAATCTTATGAACATTATTAATATCATTGAACCATATACCATTATCCAATAATTGTGTCTTATCTTCTGATAACATCCATTCAGGAATTAGTTCAGGAATTTTACCAATCACAATATTTCCAGATTTGATAGCTTCAAGTGGAGCATAACCAAATTGTGTGTCACTATCTACCCAAATAGTAATTGCGCCTTCACGCAAATAATCAGCAAACATTTCTCTTGGATAACTTCTTAAATCTCTAAATGATACCCATTTATAAATCGGATATTTCCAATAGAATGGCTTGATGATTTTATTAGCGTCTTTTTGCGATTTAGTAATAATATTTACAACTAATTTTTTAGGTTCGTTCCCTTCATAGAAATAAGAAGGTATATAAGGGGCTAAAACTTTTGTCTTGACATAAGGGAATACTGAATTAACTAATTCAGCTTGATTCAAACAACTTGTAATTGTATCTGTAATACCAAAATTAGCCCAAGAAACGCCTACTTGAATAAAGTCAGTAAGATAGTTATAATTTTGAGTTAATACAATTCTTTTACAAGATAATTTTTTCGTTTGATTCATTACAGAAGAATAAACTTCAGGAATAATTAAGAAATCTGATGGAGATACTTCTAATTCCCCATTTTGAATGTTGGTATGTTGAAGTGCTGCATATTTTTCACCAAGAGATTCAGTAACACCAACAAAAATACGATTTTCATCAATTGGTTGGTTATCTAAATTTAATTTCTTTAATTCTTCACTCGTATATTCATTATCTAATTGATATAACATTCTAACATTATATCCAAGTTGTTGTAATGTTAATGCCATTTGATAAATGTATGATATATATCCCGTTGCATTATTCTTAGCATCAGGAACATAGAATAGCACTTTAAAAGATTTATCTTTTAATTTTCCTATTTCATTTTCGATTCTTTGTACAATTTCTTTAGTATTGTCCATGATTAATTTTATTTAACATTTATTAAAAATCCTTTATTTAAAAAGGTATTGAATGCAATCGCTTCTCCTACTGACACACTTTCAACAAGACTTTCATATGATGAATCTTGTTCTACCACTTCGCCAAATGGATTAGTTTTAACACCAATCCCCATAATCACATCAAGTAATTGTCTTGTCAAATCATATTTTATGGCATCAATATTATTGGCATTGTCATTATTTTTATTTTCGGTTAATTGTTTACTAATAAGTTTTAACTTATTTTCATCTTCTTCATCAGAAGAATAAACCAATGTTTGGGAACTCTCAACATTTTTAGAGCTATGCGGTTCTAAGATGAACTTTACTATTTCATCTAAGTCAAGAGCATATACTTCGTTTTCTATTTCTAAAAACATATGTTTTATTGTTTTTTAAATTTATTCAAAATATCTTCCATTACTTTTGTCCCACCTTGCATTAATTCCATAAAAGAATCAAATTCATAATCAGCTTTAGATTCAGTATTATAAGAAGATTTAATTTTAACACTAATTTTCCCTTCAGGTTTATTATCAAGTAACCAAGGGTTAGCTGTAATTAATACATCACATCTATCCCAAATAGTCAATGAATCTTTAGGAAAATAATATTCTCTAACTCTTGAAGCAATCTTGTGTAAGAAATATAAACTAGCTTGAATTGTTAAATTAATTTCAAAAGGACTTACTAACATCACATCAGGCTCATTTGGATTATCATCCTCATCTACAATATTTCTTAGGTCATTTCCAAGCCATTCATGAAATCTAAATTGTAGCTGTCGAGCCATTGGTTCTGCACATCCAAATAGTTCATAAGGATGGTCAGTATATACAAAATCTTGGTATTCTTCTTCACTATCAAAAGGAAAAGTTTGTGTTAAATCACTACTTTCGATATTCACATTATCAATATCGAAATGTGGGTCAATATCTTTTTTATATTGAGATGCAAATTGTGATGTATATGAACGAATCACATCATTAAGGTCAATTGCTATTTTAGTTTTACTCATGAAAAGTTTTTATTAATTCATTATTTTTATTATAAAATTTAACAAATGGAACTGCTGTGTTAGTATATGCTTTAAAACTACATTTAGAGCATTCAGTTCTAACTGTAGTTTTTAAATCAAATGGATTCAACATTACAGGAGCTATAGAAATTAATTCTTCTCCACACTTAGGACAAAATACATGTTCTACCACTACTCTGACATCTTCTTCAGTAGATACCAAGTCTGATATATTAACTTTAGGAGCATTTTCAAAAGGGTCATTTAACTCTTTTGCATATATATTCATTGATGGCAAATCTTCATCATTTGATGCATTCCAAAGTCTATGGTTAGAGCTTCCACTCATTTCTTTAATTTTTTCTTCTAATTGTTTTTGATATTCATCATCACTTGGTATTTGAGATAAAATTTCATCAAAATTTATTTTTTTACAACTTTTATCTATATTGTCCATAGTATATACATTTTTCTTAATTATTACAAATGTTCTGATAGATTGAAATACCTAAATCCTTGAAAACCTTTCATTGGTATTTCTTTTTCTAAAGGATGAAAAGGACCTGAACGCATAATAAATTTACCCATCCATTTTCGACCAGTTGTTGAACAAATAAATTCTTTTTCTTCCATACCAACAACTTCCATCCATCCTTTTACTTTTCCATCATGAACAATATAACATTTATCTCCTTTATTTATACCTTTAGGGAAAAATGGTACTTTAAAATTCATTACTTGTGAATAATCTTTAACAGCATTCATTTCTCTTTGATAATCTTCCCATTGTTTCGTTGATGGTAGTGTAACTACAATTGCACGTTCTGACTTTAGAACATCTTCAAAAATTTTAACTAAATTTAAGTTACTATCTGCCACAGCTTTTATTTTTCATAAAAAATAAGTACTAAATATCATAAAATAAAGATTTATAATAAAAAAATGATGTATTTAGAAAATACATCATTTAAATTTCTCATTAACATCAATTCCTTTATGATTAGTATAACTAAAATTAAAATTTGTTGGTGTTAATTCTTCTATTTTATCTAACATTTTCTTTTTGTATTTATCACTAACTCCCTTTTGCATGTAAGCAATTGTCATATGTGGATGATATTCTTTATATTCGGAGTGTAATTCAAAATTTTCTTTTATTTTATTATGAGTCTTATGCATATTATGGCATTTAACATCAGCTTTTAATACATCATAATTATCATTTTCAAATATAGATATATTATTTAATATACATTTATATTCTTTTAATGGTAATAGTAACTCTTTTAATTTGGCTAAATCAGCATCAGAATCTAAACAAGGGGCTAATGTAACATGACTTTCTTTTTCAAATCCATATTTATTATCTTTTTTATCTTCGTCAGTACCAAGATACAATTCGTTTTTAGGTATTTTATTTTGTAAATCTTTAATGAATGTTGGCATTTCATAATCAATCATTAAAAACGCATACTCTTTTGCCATATATCAAATCTTTTTTTCTTTTATCAATTTATTTAAACAATCTTTACATAAAACTCTTCCATACGTTTCTAATGTAATTTGAGCATCATAGAATGCTGTTTCTTCTTTATCAGTTTCATAGTGTTCAATTCCATCATCACCATCAATTATTTTATAATTGCCACCTTTATTTGGCTTTAAATGAGCTTCGTTTGTGATTATTTTACCACATTCAGAACATACATATTCTTTATGGTCTATTTCAGATAAATTAAAGATGACATCTTTTTTCTCATTGTTTTGGTATTTTTCATCCATAGTTTTACTATAAAAGCGAGTAGTTAAATCAATAGGTTCATTTTTTAAATGTGCTTTAAACTTAATAACAAAATTTCCATCAAAAATATCTATTTTCTTGAAGAAAATATTATCAAATTTATATTCCATCAAATCTCTTACTCCATATGCCTTATGAGTAATAAATTTCAACCCTTTTAAATCAATAACATCTGATTTAATACCATTATTTTTGATTTTATTTATTTCGCTAATGAATCCTTTTGACATGTATTTAAATTCATTAGGGTATATTGTTGTATAAAAATCAAGCTGAACATGTGTTTCATCTATCTTTTTAACAACCAATTTAGTTGTAAATTCTTCAATTCTAAATCTAGGGAAGAAATCTCGTTCTATCTGTAAGATATATTTTGTTTGGTCTCCATATGTATTAACACGATTAATTTCATCAAGAACACTTTTGCCCATTTCTTCATTACTTTGAATCAACATTAATTCATATCCTTCTGATTCGTCAATATGTACATGTTGTCTATCTTGTTTTGGTAAAACTAACCCTTCAGTAATATAATCCAGTTTGGATGCTTCATCAGCAATTTTATAAGTCCTATATCTTAATTCTTGAACTGTTTGCGTTTCTTGACCATTCAACAATGAACGAGACATTTTTTCAGCATCAACATTTTGATTAATTGATACACCTTCATCACTTTGCGACCCTTTTTGTGTTAGGATTTCAGTTTCAGTAATTTTAAGACCATACATTAATCCATACCATAAATTTTTTGCTTTATCAACTATCCTTCCCATTATTCAATTATTTCTAATAATTTATTCTTAATTTGATTATTAATTAAGTAATTAATATGTTTAAATTTATTAATTTCAGATATTGTGTTATCATCATAAAGCACATTGCCAAATTGGTTAGTACTATTAATACTTGCATTATTACTTAACGCTTCAAAAATATTTTTTGATGCAATTGCATACTCATTTAATTCAGAAATCGACATCTTTTCTAAATCAATTTTTGTTTTTGCCATATAATTTTTCTTAAAAAGATAAGAAAAAACTAATAAAAGTAAATAAAAAAAGGAGTTAAAAAACTCCTTTACTTGTTAATCGCTGAATATGCATTGTTTGATATTACATTTAATGTAACTTTTCCACAAAAATTTGTTAAATCAATACTATTTGTATAAGACATAGCAGAACGTAGATAAGAAATAAAATTATCAGCCCACCCTTCCATTGTATATTCTACCATACGATAAGTTATCAAACCTTCGCTTGTTTTTAATATTTCATGACCCATTTCTTTCTGAGCTTTCTTAGTAGACATACCATAAAACTCTTTTTCAAACTTATAACCTTCTTTAAATTTATCTAATGCTTCTTGACTATATTGGTCTATTTTAGAAATGAATCCATAATCATTCATTGAAGTATATGCTGCACTTTCTAACATCTTGTTAAAAAGTGACCCACACATTACAAAATGAGCACCTAAAGCTAACGCTTTTATAATATCACCATATCCCTTCATGCCACCATCAGCCACAATAAAAGCTAATGTTGTTGAACGGCATAAATATTCATCATAATATTGACGGCATTTATCAATTAAAGAAGCCATTGCATAATGAACACCCGTATTTGGTGAAGTTGTACATGCGTTTCCAGCCCCAACTGATAATCTTACATAATCAGCACCAGCAAGAGATAAATTAACATATGTTTCAGGATTTGCAACATTACCTGCCATAATAACAATTTTACTGCCATATTTCTTTTTAGCGCTCTTAATATAGTTTAAGAGCTTCACCATACCGCCATTAGCAATATCAATTAATACATGCATAGATTTACCATTAGCATATGTATCTAAAAAATACAATTTAAATTCATCCAAAGAAAATGCACACCAAACATAATTCATTTTTTGTAAACGTGTTTGAATGTTTTCAGTTCTTGGAAGAATCGGATTGATTTTATTTTTGATATATTTTTTATAATTTGTTAAATCAACAACAGTTGACATTGGAGCTGTGAATAAAGGCAACATACCATCAGGCATGTATGGATTACATTCACATCTGTGTTCAATACTAGATGATGATGCGGGCATTATAGCCACATCATTTAACGAATAAAGCATTTTTTCTATAATCATTTTTATCAGACATTAAAAATCCAGTATATGAATATACTGGATTGTTGTTAAAATTAATATTATTTAGTACCTGAACTACCAAAACCATTTTTACCTCTACCTGTATTCTCATCAATCTCACTTACTTTTTCAAGTGAAGTCAAATAAAAATTATAAACAGGCATTAAAACAGCTTGTGCAATTCTATCTCCATTGTGTATTTTAATAAACTCATTTGACAAGTTAATTACAATAACACAAACTTCTCCACGATATTTTTCATCTATCGTTCCAGGTGTATTTAAAACTATTAAACCTTGTTTGAGACTTGTTCCACTACGAGGTCTTACTTGTAATTCAGTGTGTTTAGGAAGTTCAAAATATAATCCTGTGTGAATCATTCTTCGTTCAAGTGGCGCAAGTGAAATATATAATTGGTCATCACCTTCACAATCAATCCAAGCTCTTAAATCAAAACCACTATCCCCATCGTTTGCATATGTAGGGTCTGGATTATTTGATTTATTAACAAACTTTATATTTTGTGTGTCAATATGTTCACCTAAAGTATATTGAACATCTCCAATAGTCGTTTTAATATTTTCAAGTACCTTTATTACCCCAAAACTCATTCTTCTTTTTTATTTTTTTCTTTTATTGCTTTCTTGTAACTTTCTCTCAAATCAGCATTGACTAACAAGTTAGTCATTTTAACAATTGTTGCTAAAGGACTTGCATAATATTGAGATTTATCATCATTATCTTTATCAATAATTCTGATTGCTTCATATTCCTCTTCAGTCAAGTTAATACCACATTTCATACAGATATAAGCTGACCTTTCTCCTGTTTTCAATTGTCCTTTAATTTCAGGATTAAATTCATAAAGAGTGCCTTTTTTTCTTTGCCAATCAACGGTTTGTTCAACAAACATTTCACATTTCGAAATATGTTGAAGCAACAAGACTTTCAACAATGATTCTTTATCAACTTTCATTGCATCACTTAATGTATTATTAATATTAAATGAATATAAGCATAATTTATTTAACACAATATCAAGTAGCGAACCATCATATGCAGAACCACTATCTTCACTCATTCCGTAAGTCGCCTTTTTAAGCAATTTACCATAAGTGTTTATTAATTCTTCTGAATAGCAATTGTATGTTTGTAGTCTTTTAATCCATTTTTCAAAATTGGACTCCATTTCTTTATTTGTAATCATCACATAAAATTTTTCTCAATGCAAATATACGACTTTCTATCCACTTTTACAACTTACTTCCTATAATGCTATCATAAAATTCAGCTCTTTTAACAGTTACAGCTTCAATAGAATATACATCTTTTACTGTATTGTATAAGTTTTCAGCCATTTTATTAATATATTCAGGATGTTGCACTAATGTAGTAATATATTTTGCCCATTGTTTGTGGTTTTTTCTTGAATCAACCAACAATCCATTACCGTTTTCATCAATAACACCTTGTTTAATGAATGGTTTTAAATCTATTGTATAAGGTCCGAAATCTTGTGCAATAATAGCTTTATGAAAAAAACCTGCTTCAATGACTTTTAATTGAGATTTGTATTTGTTAAAATCACATTCTTTTAATGGAACTAATAATACATCAATATTATTATAATGTGTTGCATATTGATTAACAGGTTTAGTCCAGCATCTTCTATACATTTCATTGTTGTGGTATGGATATTCCATATTAGGAATAAATTTATTTAAAAATGATGCATAAGGTTGAGACACTAATTTATAGTTATCAGTCAATACTTTTTCGTATCTATACCAAACAGTTTCTTGTGGCATAATAGGTCTTTCACGAACTTGACCTGTTTGCGCATCTCTTTCTCGATACATGCCATTTGTGTCAAATCCACATAATACAAACTGACATTTAGCTAATACATCTTTAGGTAATGAATTAGTCAAACCTTGTAAAATATTAATATCATGTTCATGTGAGCTTCCACATATAATACCAAAACGTATTTTATTACTCTTGATTTCAATTGGCTGAAATTGTTTTTCATTTTTATCAATTGCATTTGGCAATACAATTACATTTTTATTGTGCTTTCTTAAACAATTAGCAAATATATCTGTTGTAGTAGTAATATAATCAGATTTTCTAATATTATCAATTAATTTTTGTTTAGTATTAGTCATTTTATAAACAGCAGACATCGGATGGAATGAGCCTAAATCATAATAATCATCAATATCCATTACAGTAACAGTTTTTTTATCTTTAAGATAATTTAACACATCAGTGCATTTTTCATAAGAATTAGAAATATTTTTACTAAAATGAATAATATCAAATCCTTCAAAATAAGTTAATGGTTTATCTACCACATCATATTCAATTGTTACATCAAATTTATCACCATATAACTCACTTAATTTAGTATGAGGATTAAGTGAACGGAAATAGCCCACACCAAATCTATCACTAGGTAAGCATAACACTTTTATTTTATCCATATTTATGATTTTTTAGAAAAAATATAAAAAAAAAAATATTATAGTAAACAAATACACAATAAAAAAACCTGCTTGGTTAGCAGGTTTTTTTATTTTTTCTATCTTTTATATTTCCTTTAAACACCATAGTTGCTTCATATATATTTCCACTACTATCCATGAATTGAAAATTCTTTCCCAGTTTCATCATTTTCAATGATGTTGAAGAATCTCTGTTTGTGTTTTCATTTAATAAGTTTTCTTTTAATGGTTCTATATATTTCTTAACTACTCCTTCAATAAGCATTTTCATTGTTTCATAGTCAAAACTAGAACTTGTCATTTGTGTTGGCTGTTGTATTGGTTGAGACTGTGTAAATTGTTCAGTCAAAGTAGGTTTACGTTGTGGAGGTTGTTGTTCCGTTGGTGGTGGCATTAGATTAGTTACAGATGCTAATTGACTTGTAAATGCATCCATAGTTGGGTCTGAAGAAAGACCATTAAGAGGATTATTTTTAATTTCATCTAAAATCTGTTTAGGTAATCCTATATTATTACGAGTTGGTTGCACTGAACCTTGGCGAATTCTTCGCATCTCATCTTCAGCATTATAATTACTGCCACTCGTTTGTATAGGCATTGAGTTAGGATTGTAAGGTAACATTTCAGTTTGTCTATAATCCTCACTTACAATACTTTTATCAATAAATCCACCATCATTTAAGTTTTTTGCGTATTTATCAAATTCAGGGCTAGCAACAACTTTGGTTAGTTGTTGTGCTCTTGCAAAACTACTTGCTAATTGTGCGGCTCTATCATTCATTATATATTTCTATTATTTCGTTTATTCTTATTTCTTTCATAATCCCTTAATATAGATGGGTCTACGAATTGAGGGTTGTTTAATTGCTCTTTTCTTCTATCTATCTGTTGTTCAGTATCTGTTTTAAATATATCATTTTCAGGCTTATTTGTCAATGGTTGTTCAATTTTCTTTTTTGGTCCTGTTGATTGTTGAGGATTATTATTGTTTTTAATATCTACCCCTTGGAAGCCATCTTGTGTTTTTTTATTGTTCGTATATTCATCTTTATAAACAGGCTTATCAACTTGACGTTGCAAGTTATTAAGCTTTTCCTTGGCTTGTTTTTCACCATATGGTACATAAATGGGTTCTTCTTTTCTTCTTGGTTCTGCTGTAACAGGAGATTTTGTATCAGGAACATTATCATTAAAGCTAGCTATGCTATAAACAACACTCATAGTCATATCACCATTAGGATTAAACTTAGGACGAGGTTTATTAAAATATTGTCCTGTTGGTCTCCAATCCAATATTCTATCCACTCTAAAAAATTTCCAATCAGGCTCATGTGATGCGGTATCACCTTGTGGTTGATAGGCACGAATTACTGGATTTCCTGCTTTAGTCAAACCATACGCAAACACTTCAATAATTCTCCATCCCATAGCAATGTTTTCGCCATGTGAATTATAATTAATAACAACCCTATACTTATTTTTTATTGCATCAAGTATCTTGGTTTCGTTAGCTTTTTCTTCTAAAAGTATATTTTCTAATATTTCTGATATGTTCAACATATTTTTATCTTTATATTTAAAACAATTCCTCATATATATCATAAATACACAATATATATGAGGAATAATAGCCATTAATAATTAATTCTCATTAAGGAACTTGATATTGTCCTGCTTGTCTGTTAACATCTGTTATAACTGAAGTCATTGTATAAGGTTTATCAGGATTATACAAACTTCTTACCATAGCTTGTTGTCTAGCCTCATTATCAGCGCCATTACCTGCACCTGAATTTGGCGCAGTATCAAAGTTTTTATAATTTATCATACCAATGCTCCCATTGCAGTCTGGTAAATAGAATGTATGTCCACCACTTCCTGTACCTTTACCTTGTGCATCCCCATTAGCTAATGCATCTTTATGTGTTACAGAGTAACGGTCATTAGTGTTATAATCACTTCTAACTATTTCTCTTTCTCTTTCATCAATTGACCTTTTTTCTAAACATGATTGCATATTATATAATATTTACTTTCTTATTTTATAATAAATATTAAACTAACTGTTTTGTGATAATAGTTTTATTGCTTCAATAATTTGATTTTCACTAACAATAATGGATTTAACATTTTCTTTTGATGTGTTTTCAAATTTGAATGTTTCATCATTAAAAACATTTGATATTGAGTTTTTACCAAAATTAGGCTTAACAGTTGTTACTTTCATAGCATTTTTTGTTAATCTATTTTTAGTGTGTGGTTTAATAAAAGAATTGCTTATTCCTGCTTCTTTCTTAGCATTTTTAAAATCTCTTATAGCATTTGTTGCGGTGGATAAAGTGTTATTAACCCATGTTTGCATAGCCTTTCCACCATTAAGTTGAAATTCTATACTATCTTCTTTACCATTAAAATTATCAAAGAAGTTCTTTATACGTTTCATTTCATTATACTTAATGCCATTCATTGATAAAAGATTGCTCAATCTTTTATAACCAACAGAGTTTTTATTACCATTAAAATTATTTAATACTTGTGTTAAATGTTTTCTAATTCCAATGGGTATTGGAAACTTTTTGCCTTTTAACTCACTATTTCCATCTTCAAACAAATACAACATATATTATTTCTTCTTTTTATCATTTATTTTTTTTTTTTCAGTGATACGACTCCATCTACCATATGGCATTAAAGTTTGACCATAATATGTTTGTTGGGCTTGCATATTAGCAAATTTATCACCTGTAATTGGTTCACCATCTTCACCTGAAGAAAGCTTTCCTGTTATAGAAGTTTGACCTAAACCGCCATATTCTTTGAAATCCCCATTACTCAAATAATCTATATCATTACCTGCTATCTCTTTTATCTGAGACTCAGTAAATTTTACCTTTTTAACCATATTAAATTTAGCTTTAACTTATATTATAAATATTTATCAATAAAGTAAATGGGTTAAAATGAATAATATATTACATAATAATTTCAACAATTTAAGATTAACTATCAATAATGATGAATATTGGGATTTTTGCATTAACAAAGATTCTTATCAAACATATTTTCCAAAGAAAGGTATGAAAGAGGATTGTTTAATCTCATATATAGATTCTGATGACCCAGATTGTATATTCTTTGATAAATTATATAGTAAAACTTCATATAAATGGAATGGATTAATTAATAATGGCGTTGAATTATGTAATATTGGTTACACAGGAGTCGATAACGGTCTTATAAGTTACCAAAAAGATAGAATTACCAATGAACAATTTCTAAAAATATTTACTGAATCTAAACTCAAAATAGAAAAAGATGATATAAAACTTCATTTACATCAAGTTACAGGAAATACAGGACTTTATGATTATCCTATTTCTATAATAATGGAAGATAAATACGAAACTATCAAATTGAATGGCGGTTTTTATCAAGGATTTTTCAAATTAGAGAAGGATGATTACCAAATATTACCTGATTTTATACAATCTTCATGGAATTTTGAATTTACATTAAGAAAAAAAGATTTTGAAAAAGAATCTGATAAAACATTAAATGACAAATATCCTGAAAATAAAGGAATATTCTTTTATATGGGAACAAGAGCCGAAAATAAATGGTGGCTTTTATATGAGCACAACGAAAAAGGAGGTATAAATAAAAAATGTGATGTTTCTTATTTTTCAGATGACTATACAGATGGTAATTATGAATCTGAAAACGGAAATTTATTGAACATGAATTATTTTCAGTCAATAGTTCCTGACAAACCAATTGAATATAATGATGATGGATATTTCTCAGGAGATTATTTACATGAATCTTGTTGTAAATGTCCTACAAAACAAAATAGTTATTTTGCAGATTCATATATTAATAATGAATATTATGATGATTTGCGTAGTGATGTAGACTATGTATATGGTGACTACTATAAGCCTGATGTACCAATAGATGTTAATATGAAATTAAAAACTTGTGATGGCTTTTATTTAAATGTGCCTAATGTATATGAAATTAAAACAGATAATAAATTTATATTTTTCAACCAAACATGTACAGGATTTACTACTAGTACATGGAATAAAGATGATACAGTCGTTTTAACAGGCATAACGAAGCCAAATATTGGAAATTATTATACATTATTTAATAGAACATGTACAGGTTATACAACAGATACAATACATGAACTACTTGATAAAAAAGAAAGAGAATATAATTTATATAGTGACATTTATAATAATGCTTTTGCTCTTAGGATTAAAGATGATGGTTCTTTGGGATATAGATATTTGATTAAAGATTGTGATGCAGAATTTAACTGGTCAATATTAGAAGAGTATTCACTACCAAATATTATACATGAAAATGAATGGCATACAATTGATGTTAGAATTGATATTATAAATGATGATAGTGGAAAATGTAAACCATATTATGAAAGAAAAATGAAAATATATTTTTATGTTGATGGCAAACTTAAATTAATTTCAAAAGAATTACCTGAATTTAACTTCAGAGCATTAAATGACCTTAAAGAAAAACAAGAAGGTGTGCCATTTAATATTTCTCTAGGTGGCGGAACACAAGGATTAGCTGAAATGATAACTCTTAATTATATGGCTTATCCTGAATATGTGTTTCCAATAGAAAAATATTTTGCTGGGACATTTATTGGTGAGCTAAAAACATTCAAATTCTATGATTGTCATATGAATTATACTGAAATACAAAATAATGTCGAATTTGAGAAAAATTCTATTAAAAGCTAAAATATTTATTAATAAAATAAAATAGTAATGAAAGGTTTAACTTATTTCAAACTAAAATCACCATACCCAGGTGATATAACAAAAAATTGCAGTCTGGATGGCACTGAAATTGACAACAATTTCTTTGAGCTTGAAAGCCGTGATATGAAAACAGCATACTGGCAAAATGATACGCTAATAATTGAACGTATAAATGGTGATATTATTAGTGTTCCTGGCATTACTGAAGGCTGTACTAAAAACTTAAACATTGCATACGACAAAGAACAAGGTACTTTATATGTTACACAAGATGGTTATACCCAAGCTATTACAGGTTTCATTAGTTCTGATGTTTTAACAACAATCAACTCTGATGATACTCTTACAGGCATGGGAACGAGAAAAAAACCAATTGGTATATCCCCAATGTTTGAGACAGGACAATTCAGACCTGCAATAAAGATTATTGATACGACAAAAGGTGAAAAATTGCCTGACCCTAACAGAGTAGACCCTCGAAACAGATTTGTAACAATTGAAAATGTTTCTGATTATGGTTATTTATATGATTATAATGGTGTTAGAAAAATAGCATGCGATTTACGTGATTCTTCTTCAGAATGGAGAATACCAACTAAAGAAGATTGGGATGATATGTTAAATGCTGTTGAACCATGTTTAGAAGATAGAAATCATGATAAAGTAACATGCAACCGTGATTTAGGACGTTTTGCAGGCAAATTGTTAAAGAGTGTGGATTTCTGGCGTTTAGAAAGCACTAATCCGTGTGATTCAGATAATGGCTGTAACTGTGGTTATGATTGTAACGTTTCTAATGGTTGTGGAACACGTTATGCAAATAATTGTGACGGTTATTGTGGTGAATATACTGAGAATGCTTGTTCTAAACCTAACCCATATCCAAACAAAGGTATTGATAAGTATGGTTTTGCTGCTGTTCCTGCTGGTTATGGTGATGATGGTGGCAGAATAGATTATTTTGGTGAAAGAGGCTGGTATTGGACTGCAACTAATCAATGTGCAACTAATGCTTACACAAAACGTTTTGAATATAACAAATCATCTGTCTATCAAGAGGTAATAAGCACAAGCAATTTATTGTCATTAAGATTAGTTAAAGATTACGATGGTACTAACTTCAGTGAAAGAGAAACTATATTAGGCTCTGATTATTCAACAGTATTAATGCCATCTATAAAATCAGGTAAAACTATTTGGATGTCTACTAATGTTGCATTTTCAAATAGATATTATGGTCCTGTTGTTCCTAACAATGGAATGAATTTAACATATACTAAGAAATTCTTTGTTAATGAATGGGATGGAAAAAGATGGCTTAAAAATGAACTTCGAAATGGTGATTCTATTGTAATATTAAAAGCACCAACAGGTGAAGATAATGTTGAATACAGAGTAATTAATGGTGAGTTATCTAATGTTTCGACTTCAATATATGATGAAGTAATAATTGCTATCAGACCTCAATTAGATTCATTAAAAGGTGCAATTGTATCTGAAACAATTCGTGCTAAAGAAGCTGAAAGAGTATTAGACACTAAAATTGATACTGAAACTGCTCGTGCAGTACATGTTGAGAATGGCATTATTGACCAATTAGCGCAAGAAATTGATAGAGCAAAAGAAGCGGAAGAAGCTTTAAGTGACCGAATTGATGCATTTAATACAGGTCATACAGAAGATATTACACAATTAAATCAAAAAATTGATGATGAAATCACTCGTTCAATAGCTGAAGATGCAAGATTAGACCAAAAAATTGAAAATGAAACTGATAGAGCTACATTAGCTGAAGAAGCAATACAAGAAAATCTTAACAATGAAGTAAGAAGAGCATTAGCTGCTGAAGAATCTAATGAAAATGCTATAAATGCTGAAGCTGAATTGTCTCGTGCAAATGAAGAACATTTACATCAAATGATTTTGGATGAAGCTGATAGGGCAAGTGGCGTTGAAGTATCTTTAAGAGAAGATTTGACAAATGAAATTGCTCGTTCAACTAATAAAGATGAACAATTAGACCAAAAAATTGAAGCCGAAACTGACCGTGCTGAAGCTGCTGAAGACTTAATAAATAAAAGAATTGATGATTTTGGTACAGGTTACACAGAAGATATAACCGAATTGACTAAAAAGGTTGATGATGAAATTGCTCGTTCAATAACTGAAGATGCAAGATTAGACCAAAAAATTGATGATGAAATTGCTCGTTCAACTGAACAAGATACGTTAATTACTGAACGTTTGATTGCAAAAACAGGTAGTGTGATGAATGCTGCTAATGGAAGTTTAATTTTAGCAACTGAAGATGCTGCTAATTCAATAACAATAAGTTTAGATTTTAACTTCGGTTCAATCTAATTATAGTAAATAAAATTTAGAAATATAATAAAAAAATGGGTAAAAGATTGCAAATAAGAAATCATGCTGAAGTCTTTGATACAAGAGATTCAGCTTTAACCTATATTAACGATATATACAAGGGTCAATCATTAGTTGCTGAGCCAACAGTTTATCTGTATGGTTCAGCCTTGAACCCTAATATTATTCTTGCTATTGGTTCAGTAGGTAATGGTTCATTAGCTGCTAAAAACAAAGTATTTTTAATTGATACTGCAAGATTAGACGATGATATTGCACAATTGAAACAAGATGTATCTGGCGATACTGAGAATATTCAAGAAATTTTAAACAAATTAAATGCGGTTATTGTTGGCTCAGGTCTTAATTCTGATGGTACTTACCAAGTAGATATTGATGATAATTTGTTAAAGAAAGCAACATCATTAAATGATGCTATTAAAAAATTATCTGCATCATTACAATCAACTGCTAAGGCAAGTGAATTAACTGTTAAAGACAGTGAAACTGTTCATTTAGAAACATCTAAAACTGCAACAGGCGTAATTTTACAAGCATTTTCAAAAATATCTGAATATGGAAAATTAGACCCTGATTTCAATGATAATATTCTTATCAAAATGTCAGATGGTTTATATGCGACTGTTGATTTATCTTATGATGAAAATACAGGTATTTTAACATTTACTGCATCTAAAACAAAAGATGATGGTACAGTAGGAGTTCGTATTATTGAAAAGCAATTCAAAATTGGATTACACACAACTATGAAATCAGTAAGTTATGACCCTGAAACTGAAAATTTAATTTTCATTTTAACAGATTCAGATGGTAATGAATGTACTGAAGTTGTTGATGCAACTGGCTTAATTACTGAATGGGATGTTGAAAACACTGTTGGTTCTTCTGTTTATTTAACTAAGACAAGAGTTAAAGACGGTCAAGACAAACTTTCTGCTGATGTTATCATATCAGATGGTGATGGATGGAATATTTTAGAAAAAAGTAAAACAACAGGAGGTTTATTTGTTAAAGGTCACGCAAATAACATCAAATATAAAACTGATGTTACTGTTGAAAACGCCTTAGACACTTTAGCATTAAATGACCAGACAAATTTAGCTGATGCAAAAACATACACTGATGCACAAGTTGGAGCTGAGGCTAATCGTGCTGAAACTGCTGAACAAGTATTAACTGATAATTTAGCTACTGAAGTTACACGTGCTAAAGCTGCTGAAAAAGCTAATGCTGACGCAATCGCTATCATCAATGGCGATAATGATACTGTTGGTTCTATTAAAACTGCATTAAAAGATGCAAAAGCATATACAGATATTGAAACTAACCGTGCCAAAGATGCAGAACAAGCATTACAAGTAGAATTAAATACATTAAATGGTAATGAAGCTGTTTCTGGTTCTGTTAAAAATGCAATATCAATTGCTAAACAATATGCTGATACACAAGTAGATAATGAACAAACTCGTGCTGAAGCTGCTGAACAAGTATTAACAAATGCAATTACAATAATTAATGGTAATGAAGCACAAGAAGGTTCTATAAAAAATGCAATAATTATTGCCAATGAGTACACCAATGAGCAATTAGAACAACATAATCATGATTCGTTAATTAAAATTAATGAATTAAGAGATGATTTAAATGCTGAAATTAAAAGAGCAACAATCACAGGAAAAGAAAGCAAATCATTATTAATGAATATTGCACAAGGTTCAACAGGAACAACTATTTCAGGTGATGTTAAAATATCTACAATTACAGGTAATATTATATCAGAACAAGATGGCGGTATTTTTGCTTATGTAACATTAAAATATAATGCTGCGGAAAATGCCTTATATTTTAACAATGGAACACCTGTTGATACTAAAATTCAATTATCATCTGCAAGTTTAGTTGATGAAGCTTATTATGATGCAAATGAAAAAACAATTGTTATTGTGTTTAATGATGAAGATAAAACAACTGTAAAAATACCTGTTGGTGATTTAATTCCTACATTAGCTGTTGGTAGAGAAACAGGTAGTGCAGTTATCATGAGATTAGTTACTGAAGAAAATCTAAACACAATATATGCCGATGTTGATATTTCAACTGCATCTGTAAATATATTACAAAATGTTAATGGCGCTCTTTTAGTACGTGGTACTGCTGATAATATCAAATATGGTCAAAACAGCAATGTTGAAGATGCTCTTGATAGTTTAACATCAGCTTCAACAAGTAATTTAGCTGCTGCAAAAGCATATACTGATGAACAAGTTGGTATTGAAAAAGCTCGTGCAGAAGGTGTTGAAAGTACATTAAACACAACTATTCTTAGCAACACAACAAATCTTCAAAGTCAAATAACTACTGAAGTTACACGTGCCACTAAAGCTGAAGAAACAGAAACCAAACGTGCTGAAGCTGCTGAAGATGCATTAGATGCTAAAATTGGTGCTAATAGTAATGCTATCACTACCATTAATAGTGATTCTGGTACTACTGGTTCAATCGCAAATGCTGTTGCTACTGCAAAAGCTGCCACTGATACTGCAATTGAAAATGAAAAAGATAGAGCAAAAACTGCTGAAGCTGCATTAGATGCTAAAATAGCTAACATAACTGGTAGTGGAGCAGGTTCAATGTCTGACATTTTAAGCCAAGCAAAAGCATATACAGATACTTCAATTGCTCCAATTGCAGGTCAAATTGAAATTGCTAAACAAGAAGCAATTTCTTCTGCTGCAACTGATGCAACAACAAAAGCCGACAAGGCTAAACAAGAAGCAATTGCTGCTGCTGCAACTGATGCAACAACAAAAGCAAATTCTGCTGAAAGAAATGCGATTTCGGCTGCTGCTATTGATGCAACAACAAAAGCTGACAAAGCATTATCTGATGCAATATTAAATACAACTTCTGCAACAACACAAGCATTGGCTGATGCAAAAGCATATACTGATGCACAACATATTTATGTAACAGGAGCTAGTGTAAATGCATCAACAAATGTAATAACATTAGGTTTCAAAAACAGCACTCAAACTGTTAATATTGATATTTCTTCAATAATCGAAGCTGCTGTAACTAGAGCTGTTACACAAGCTGTTGCGCAAGCTAAACAAGAGATTCAATATACAATTGTTCCTACTTCTTCTACAAATGGTACAGTTGATAATAGTAAGAGTCCTCGTGAAATCTCTATTGATGTTACAAATGTCAATAATGGAACATATACAAACACTCCTATATAAGAGTGAATATATACAGAAAAAGGAGAGCAAATTTGCTCTCCTTTTTTATTGAAAACTATCCATATAATCGTTATATTTTTCTTCTGCTATTTTATCAAAATCTTTATCAATTATATCAAATATGTTACCAATAACAACTTTCCATTTTTTAGAAATAAAATTATTTGAATTAACATCTTCTTCAACAATTTTCAATAGTTGTGCTGGTAAATCTCCATCTTCCATAAATTTATTCACATCTTCTTTTGTTAAAGAATCAATAATTTTATTATACGTGTCAGCCTCTTCTTTAATTTCAATTTCCTCTAATTGTTTTTGCCTTGCATCATAATCTTCAAGAACTTCCTGCCAATTAATTCCACATTCTTCAACAAATGGTGGTACTTCACATGCTGATTTCCAAAATCTTATTTCTTTATCCTCGATAGTCATTAATTGCTCATATGTATCTTGGTCAGTTGACTTGTAAGGTTCTCCTGAAACTAATTTTGATTGGTCAACAGTAAAATAATTCCTATCTTCTGGATTATTAATTAATATTTTATCTCTAATATCTTTAGAAAAACAAACTAATAATGGTTTGATACGTTTATTAAACTGTTCCAAATATTTTTGCACATTATATTCAGTATCTTCATCACAAAATGTATCATTTTCATCCTCAACTATTTCATTATCAAGCAATATGCAATTAAAAATCAATTCATCTTCTTCAGTTAAATTTGGATATTCAGCTTTAGCACACTCCACTTTATCTTTGTAAACAGGTAAATCACGTTCATTATTTTTTACTTTTTTTCTATAAGCAGTCCACATTTTATCAACTTCTTTCGTGATTTCAATCTTCTCTTCACCTTCGATTGTGTAGTAATGTGTTACTCTTTTAACATCTGAATGTGATTTGGATTTTCCTGTATTAATATAATATATTGAATCACCCATATGAACATTCAAATTATGCTTAATTGCCAATTCATACCAAGCTTGTCTCGCTTTCTTACTACCTGCTGCTGTAACATTCCCACAATCTTTGATATATTCAGACAAATCTTTTTTTATTTTACCAACTGAGGCAATTTCTTTTAATGGTATTTTCAAATTATATATCTTATCAATATAGTCATAATACATAATCAAAAATTCTTGCCCCTTGCCAAATAATAGCAAATCAATTGCTTTATTCATGAATTTTTCTATATATAATGGCATTTTTTTAGATTTAATCGTATTACCAACTAATTTGGTTTTACCATTTTCCAAATAGTCTGCATAATTTTTTCGAGAGAAGTTAATAGTTGCTTGGGCATATTCATCAATACCAAGCCCCATTTTACCTCTCATGAATAAATCATTAAATTCAGCAACATCAGCTTCTACACCATGATATTCTTGTCCTTCTTTTGTATTACGATTAAGACCCTTTCCAATATAATGACGTTTATTTAGTTCTTCTTCAGGTGGCATTTGAAAGTTTACCCCATCAGTATTATGAGCAACTATCATACCTAATACATTAACAAACGTACCATCAGATGAAATGTCATAAACATAGTTATTTTTGGGTTTAATAATATCATTATTCCAAACTTCATTTATTTCTTTTAGAGAATAAGTATCATTTATATTATTGTGATGTCTATTTTTAAATATAAAAGAAATAAATTCTTGTTTATCTTTTCTTGTTGAGACTCTAAAGTTTACATTTAATTTATTCAACATAAAATATAAACCAGCCATTGTTACTTTAGATTTTTGTCCAAACATAACACAATCAGCCAAATAATCACCTTCTCCATCACCACAACAGAAACCATCTATAAAACCTTTATATGCATCAAGATTACTATTTATAATAAATGAAGGCACTTTCTTATATCTATAACTTGTATAACAAGTGTCACAAAAATATTTTGCAAATTTCGTGTTATATACAATCAAATTATAAACGCCAGATGATTTAATATGATTTTTTATATCAGATTTAACATTAAAATATGTTTCTAATATATATTTAGCCTTATTTAATCTATCCAAAGATTTATTAGAAATTTTCCATTCACCACATATTGAATTATAATGAAAAATTGTTTTTTTCTTCTTAGAAAAATATTTTTTAATTTTGTTATTGCGATAAATAGCTGAACCATCTGCTATAAAAAAACCAATTAACCAAGCTTTATTATAATCATATTCATTATTAATGTTAAAATTAATATTATTATTATATATTTCTATTTTATCACCTCTTTTGATGTTTGATGGCTTAATTTCGTTTTTATTTTCATCAAATAATGAATGGTCACTAGTTACATCAATTAATCCATTTTTAGTTATAATTCTATGAATATCCTTATTTGTCTTATGTTTATATACATATTCAATATTTTGCCATCCATTTCTTGTTAGAACTTTATAACCTTTAGAAGAAAAATCACGATATTGTTCTTTATCAAATTCTATTTTTTCATTTTCATTAAAAATATCACAAATTGGCAAAATATCTATATCCCCATTGTCATTTTTTATCATTAACGGTGTATCATATGTAACACTATCCATTACAATAGGTTTATATCCTCTATCTTTAAACCACTTGTTCATTAATCTTAATGATTGTCTACCAATACAAGTTGTCTTTTCAGCACACATTAAATCACCCCAATTGAATAAATTAGGAGCGCCAAAACCACCAAAGAATGAATTACCAAATATCTTGAATGGCAACTGTTTTTTATCATTAGCCGATTCTTCGGATTCATATTTTTGAAGTTCTTCTTTTAATAGTTTTAATTCCTCAGTTGTTCCTAAAAAAGTTTCAATATATTTTTTTTTCTTTTTAGCCTTTTTACCTGCAACACTTTTCAAGCCTTTGAATTTTTCACGTTCAGACAAAATATATTCCAATAAAGCTAACATAACTCCTGAAATATCTTCACCTGTTGAAATCATCCAGCTTAAAATAATAGATGGGTAAAGAGAGTTATAGTCTAATTTAACAACTCTATCAATATATCCAACTGATAAAAGTCTTGATAAACCTCCTGTAAATGCTCCAGATGATGCATATGATGGTAATGCAAGGTCATTTTCATAACTCCAAGCCAACATAATCATTTTCCATGTAGCTGCTGTACCCATTGTACACACTTTTCCAAAAGTCGTTGGAAGGAGTTTTCCCAATAAGAAATTAGATTGATTATATCGTAACTCTACTTTATCTGTTTCATATAAGTCATCCAACAAATATCTTTCAACAATATATCTTCCAGTTGTCTTTTCATATATTTCATTTGTTGAATTATCTTTGATAGCTCCATCTTCCAATAAAGTGTAACGAATCTTTTCTTCAGTAATTTCTTCAAATTTATTACCAGATGCAATTTCATTTAATTTATTTATTTCTTCTTCATGCTCTAACAATTCAGTTTTATCATGAGTATAACTTTGTATTTCAGTTAATTTCTTAGAAGCATTCTCAATTTCTTGTTCTGTATAAAAAGTTAATTGTTTCTTATTGATTACCTCATTATAAGTTTTGGAAAATGTCTTATCAGTTATTTTAAACCATTGTCCATTTTCATTATTAAATGCATATTCATTTGCAGTGTCAGCCCATGTAGTATTAATGTCATTACCTGGTACATAAACACGATTAGGCTTATTTAATTTAGAATATTTTGTAACATATTTCAAATCAGCCTTTTTCATATTACTGTCTTGTGCTTGCGCTCTTCTAACAGCATGTAAAGAGTCAGTCACATTAAAGCCCCAAATTACTGTTGGGTAATAATATTCAATTTCACCACCCAATTTAAGAACTGACTGTTTCTTTTTCTTATAAATTGATTTTGGGAAATATTTTGCACTTTCAACTTGCATAGAAGTCCCCAACAAAGCTAAACGTTTTATTAAGAAATCCCAATCAAAGTTCTCAGAGTTATGACCTGTTATAACGTCAGGTTTTTCACTTCCAATTATTCTTAAACACTCCCTAATAGCTTCTAATTCATTTTGTAACCGTTCTTCACCTTCACCTGTAATTGTAATGATTTTCTCAAAACCCTTATTTGTTCTAATACCAATCTGATTGATTGCACATTTTTCTGCTTCCAAACCCTGAGTTTCCAAGTCCCATTCAAGACGTTTCAATTGGTCATAATCATCATATCCTTTGAATAACCGTTTACCTGTAGAAATCATAAATTGTTCAACAGGTGTAATTGCTAAAAACTCTTTACTACTTCCTGTTGAATTTTTATCATTAGAATATATTGGCTTTTTTCCTTCAACAAAGAATTGACTAAATTTTTTAAAAGGCATTGAAAATTTAGCATAAAACATAACACGATAACCATTTTCAAGACGTTCAGTTGTTTCCCCTTTGTTGTTGTAAATATTTAAGCCTTTAGTTGCAATACCATATTCAGCCATCTTCTTTAATAGAAGTTTTCTATCACCACCATACAATTGTCTTGCTGCTGATTGTTTTGCCCACACAAATGGATAAAACGCTTCACGCTTCATTCTTTTAACACCTTTTGCATCATTGTATATAATGATAGCTTCTTTATCATCATAACTGCATTCTATATTAATGATACGTTCCATTGGGTCATACCCTTCAAGGAATTTGTTGATTCTTTCAGAGGTTATTTTTTCTATCATAAATTACTATTTGGTTTCTGTTTAAAAGTTAAGGTCACATCTCAATGACCATCATTTTATGCAAATATACAACTTAATTTTAATTAGAACAAAAAAAAATCGCATATATTTCGTTATATGCGATTTTTAATATTATTTAATATTTTTACTTTTTAATAGTTCCATCCATGATGTAGATTATTAACTCATCTTGTATTGGCATAATCAGTTCACCAACTGGATATGTTTGTTTGCCATTTATTAAATCAGGATTAAATTTTATTTTAAACTGACCTCTATATATACCAGGCTGTTTAGTATCTCTTTCTTTCCATTCATATACAATCACAAATTCATCAACACAACTATTATTTTCACGTGGTACTATTGAAGCCTTTGCATTTGCAATCTTCATAATGCCACTATCAACATCAGTCATTGAAAATGTAATTTCAGCATTTTGTATTGCTTCGAATTAAAAAAAAAAAATTGAAGTTGTGACGACCATCGTTAATCAACTCCATACGTAATCTAGGCAACACACTATTTTTATTAATATAAAACTCTTGTGCCATATTTTTTTATCTTTTTATATAAATATATCAACTGTTCATGTTGTTAATTGGCAGAGTATGAAATAATATAAAAAATTATTTCTTTATAGTTAAAACTATTGGAGTCACTCCAAACCCCTCTATCCCATTTGCTAAAGCATTTGGGATTGCTTTTTTCATTATATTATAACTTCCATTAACATCTGCATTTACCAATTTTCCACTTGCGGTTATGAATAATCCTCTTTTTACTCGTTTACCTAAATACTTTGAATGTTTACATATCTCTTCATTGTCAAAAAATGAACATTTACTAGTATAAGATTCTTCGTTAAAAATGACAGTTAAACCTTCTAATTCGCATTTATATTTTATTATATTAGCAAATTGCATTATAGGAAGTTGCACAAAATTCTGATTATTTACTTTTCCAATATTAATGTCTTGCTTCATGTTTACATTCTTACCTATTATTAAAATTCCAATGTTTTTAGAAACTAATTGATTCACTAATTTTCTACTAGCTTTATGTAAATAATCAGTAATTTTATTATTCCTTTTTTGTGTTAATTTCTGAATTTTTTTACTTGTCTTTTTATTTCCTTTTAATTTACTCTGTAATTTTGACCTATTTTTATTATAATATTGATTTATACTTTTTAGTATTCTTCCATTTATAATCTCAGGATTATCATTGGTATTATATGTTATAGTTGCAAGATTATTTAAACCTAAATCAATAGCAGCAACATTATCATTAATAATTTTACTTTTTTCAATAATTTCATATACTACTTCAATAACATAATGTTTCAATCTTGGAATAATTCTTACTTCTTTAATTGAATTAAAATTATTTATTTTAGTATTGATATAAATGTTAGTTTTTGATAAGTGTATTTTACCACTTTTCTTAAATTCTCTTAATCCTAATGCTTGCTTTGGGAAAATAGTCATAAATCTTCCTTTAACTTTATCAAGATATTTAGGCAGTTTATTTTTGACTGTTTTATTTCTTAATAGAACAAAAAAAGATTTAAAATTTTTATCAACCATTTTAAGCGTTTGACAAAATACTTTTGTTGGTAAATAAGAATAACATTCTTGTTCTTTAGTAAGATGATAATTAGTATTATAATTAAGGTATTTTTTAGTTTCAAAGTAATGTTGTCTAACATTATAAAGACCTTGATTATAAATATTTTTTGATTGAAAGCATAAGTTATCGCATTCATCATAAAATGAATGTTTATCTTTAATAATATGTTTTTCGACCAAATACATAATTAGCTTTCAATAAATTTTATAATTTCTTCTTTATTTTTACGTCTTCTTAAACCATATATTTTTGCAGAAAAGGAATAAATGATAGAAATGAGGTCTTTCATTAAATCTTCTTTATCATCTTCCGAAGTATTTGTAACAAGAATTTTCTTGCCTTTTGATTCACATAATGTTTTAATGTAGTTAAAACCAAATCTAGTTAATCTATCTTTATTTTCAACAAGTAATATATCCCAATCATCACGTTGTAGGATTTTAGTTAATATTGGGCGAGAATCGTTCATACCAGATGCAATTTCTTTGAAAGAATCAATAATATCAAGATTGTTTAGTAAACAATAATTTTCTAATCTTGCTTGTTGTTCTTTAAGAGAATTTTTTCTTTCATTAGAAGAGACTCTAGCATAAACAATAGTTTTATTATTATTTGTTGGTTTTTCAAGTTTCACATAAACATGATTAGTTTCGTCCATATAAGCATTAGGAAGTTTACCTTGTTTAAATCTATTCCAAACAGTTCTGTAAGTTACAGATTTTAGTTTAGCATATTCACTTAATTTAATATCTTTCATTTTTTATTTTCACTATATTAATAAATATTAGATAGAAGTAAAAAATACTACTTTTTACTATAAAAAATTAAGAATATTTTAAAGACATGACAAAAAAATAACTTCTATTAAATAGTTTATATGTTTAATAGAAGTTATATTACAAATTAAAAACTTTATCATTTTATTTTTTTATGATGCTATCTAAATGAATTATGTTTCTGTATATGGCTCTATTCTTAAAATCAACCGAGAAATCATATCTTAATAAATAGTCGGAACCAATAATACCAATTATCTCACGACCACAAGAAGTTTTAATATTACTAATAACTCCTCTCAAATCAGATGTCATAAATTGATGTCGTATCTTAATAGAATCACCAAGTTCACCTATAATATAGGCTGCTTGAACATCTTGACCACCTGAAACACCATGAATAGTTAAATCAATATATTTAATAAATTGGAAGTCTGTTTTATGTTTTAAATAATAAGATTCATCTATCAACGACATATTAGCACCTGTATCAATAATAAAATATTTCCCTTCACCATTAACAGGTATATTTGTTATTGGTGTGTTTATACCATCATTTTCAGTCTGTTCAAAATAATATAAGAAATCAGTATTTTGTTTCTTATTATCACACGATGTAACACATAATGTACATAATACGGATAATGCCAAAAATAATTTTAAAATCTTTCTTTTCATATCTTTTTATATTGTTTGCAAAATTAATCATTTAATATGTAACTTCCAAATTTTAGATGTTAATAATATTAAATTATTCCTAATATAAATAGCTTTTTTTAAAGTATAAAATAAACTATTTATATAAAAACATTATAAAATGGCAATTGATAATGAAAAGAAAAAATTGTTTCATCAAGTAAGAACTCGTTTGGGCGCAGGAGTTAGAGGTGTTGAAATTACTGATGATATGTTATGTGATTTGCTGGAGATGTGTGTTAATGATTATGCTGAAAAAGTACAAAATTGGATAATCGAAAACCAATGGGCTAGCTTATACGGAAAAAATATATCTTCTACTGATATGGCGTTTGCGTTATCAGTTAGAACATTGGATTATATGAAAGATTATTCTTATTGGTTTTCAAAAGAAGTTGGCTTACAACAAAGAGGACCTTGGGAATTGAAAAAGGATTTTATTGAAGTAGAAAAAGGAAAACAAGTATATATTATACCAGCAGGTAGAGAAATAAATAAAGTACTTTATACAACTCCTCCAACTTCACAAGCAGCTTTATTTGCCAATTATGCGGGTATTGATGTTGGTTTTGGTGGTGGCTATGCCCAAGTTGGCGGTGGTGGTATTGGTGCAGGACCTATTGGTGGATTCTACACAATGCCAGCCTATGATACAGTACTCTTATCTGCCGATTTAGCATATAAAAATAGATTATTAAGGTCTGATTTAACATATAAAGTAACAGCAGGACCAAATGGCACTAAATTATTACATTTATTATCAACTCCTGGTTCTAATTTATCGTTTGGATTTTCTGGTCCTGGTATTGGTGCAGGAGCAGGCTTATGGGGTATGGTAGGATGTCAAGTGTGGTACACTTATTACGATGTAAATCCAGGGGAAGAAGATGAATGTAGAAAACAAAATCCTGATTTGCTAATTTCACCTGACCAAGTACCTTTAGAAGAAATGGACTATTCATTTTTAAACAGCCCAACTAAAACAATTGTTCGACAATTATTAGTAGCTGAAGCTGCACACACATTAGGTTTGGTTAGAGGAAAAAATTCTGGTAAAATATCTATACCAATGGCGGAAATGCAAATGGATTATCAAATGTTGTTGAATTTTGGTATTGAAGAAAAGAAAAATGTAATTCAGAAGTTAGAAGAAAGGTTATTGAGAATGTCACCTTCTGAAGTTATGAAGAAACAAGCTGAAATCGTAGAAGCTGCTATGCAAGCAAAACGTGGAGTACCATTAGGAATTTTTGTAATATAGAATTAAGGGAGTAGATGCTCCCTTAATTTTTACACCCAAGACATTAACAGTCCTCTTTTAGCTAAAATTAATTCAACATCCACTAATGGCATACCAAAATGAAATACTAAACGACCCTCTTCAGGATATTCAAAATCAGGGTCATTATCAGGATTATCTAGGTTTTCAGAAGCCAATGCAATACAATTATCTCTGCAATCTTGCATTGAAAAGCACATATTATCTTGTGCCAAATCAAATTTTATATTATATATTTTCAATTCTTTAATAATTTCATATTGTGAATCTTCAAATAAAAAATCGCCAGCAATACCACTAGGTTTTTCTTCAAAACCTTCAGCCCAAAATGTTTCTTTTTGAGTTTCATTACCAAATAAAAATTGATACAATCTTCTACCATCTACATCAGTTCCTTTTTCCCTAACGTATAGAAGCCTCATATCATCATAATTTTCAACATCGTCTAACATATTATATATCAATTACTTTTTTATTTTTAATAAAATTAATAAAAACCATTGCACAAGCTTCTGCATCAGCAAGAGCGTTATGATAATTTTTTAAATCATAGCCAATATCTTCACATAATATATTTAGTTTGTGTGATTTTAAATGTTTATTATACTTTCTTGATAATTTTAATGTATCAATATATTGATAATCATTATTAGTATCAAATGCTCGTGAACAAGCATTAATGCAGCTTTTTTCAAATGCAGCGTTATGGGCGACAATTGGTGAATTATCAATCATTCTATCTATTTTTTTCCATACTTCAGGAAATTTAGGGGAATTTTTTACATCTTTATATTGTAATCCATGAGCAGAAACACAATGTTTTTCAAAATATTTTGTCTGCGGATTTATTAAACTATAAAACTTGTCTACAATTTTACAGTTTTCTACTATAACAACGCCAACAGAACATACAGTTTCACGATAACCATTTGCGGTTTCAAAATCTATTACTGCAAATCTATTGTTTGTTTTCTTTTTTGCCATAAAATTCTTTAATTATTTCAGAATTTAACAATTCGGTTACTTTTAAATCCAACATTTTATCTATTGGATTTAATGGTTTATTTGATACTAAATAACCATTATCCGTAAGAATATTTTTTAATTCTTCTATTGTTAATTTTTTAAATTCATTACTTTTCATTTTCGCTTTTTATAACTGATTTTATTATATCTTCTTTAGACATAACTTTATTCCACATTTCAAGTGAAATATCATCATCAAATAACTGATAATATACAGTAACGTCTTCTGTTTGTGATAAACGATGTACTCTATCCATAACTTGCCAATTATCAGATGGAACCCATGAATAAGAATTAAATATACAAATATGACTTTTTGTCAATGTAATACCGACTCCTGAAGCTAAAATTTGACCTATGAAAACTTTCTTCTTTGGATTGTTCATAAATTCATATTCAGCTTTATCTTTTTGTGCATTAGTTTTTTTGCCATCATAAACAACAGCAGAATCACCAAAATGTTCTTTAAATTTCTTCACTTCATTATCAAAACAGCAAACGATTAACACCTTTTCACCATCTTCAATATGTTCTTCAGCCAATGATATTGTATTATCAATCATTCTATTAGCTAAATACCTTCTCACAAGTCCTCCTTCAATAAGTTCTTTATATTTTGACACATCAATACCATTTAAATATTGCGCATTCAGATATTCTTGCCATAATTTACGATATTCAACCATATCATCATCAGTTAAAGTGTAATAACGTGTAAAAATAGTTTTTTTAACCATTCCAGGTATTTCTTCTTGTAATCGCCTAATATATAAATGTTTAATTTTTTCTCTTAATTCATCCAAATTACTTGCACCATTACAAATTTTTATCTTAGTTCCATCAGATTTATTTATAGTTTTTGCATCACAAAATCTATCCATGTAATAGTCATAATTTTTTGTTATATCAGCATCAATTAATTTTAAAATGTGATATAAATTAAGAGGTCTATTTGTTAATGGAGTTCCTGTTACACAATATATGCCTCTCGGTTTCGCTCTGTGTAAAAAATCATCTAATGTTTTATATCTAATTGAAGTATTGTTAGCTAATTTTTGCACTTCATCTATAATGATTAAATCAAACTGAGAAAGAAACAATTGGCTTTTAGACAAAGCTTCTTTGATTACTTCTTTTTTACGAGATTTTCTCATTTTTGGTTTCATTTCTCCATTTTTTCCCTTAACCATTACAGGAACTTTTCTTTTCTTTTCTTTCCCATCTTCATCATAATATAATTCAATTTTATAATCAGGCTCTAATGGAATATGATAAAAATTTTCTAATATGTCATAATTTATCACTGTGTATTGTTTATCTGGTATCCAATTTTTACCAAAAATAATGCCAATATTATCTGGATTTATATAATAAGATAATTCTCGTTTCCAAGTACCTTTTAAAGATGCAGGACATATAATTAATACTTTTTTATATCCACCTACCATAGATGCAACAGTAACTGAGCTGGTTTTTCCAAGTCCCTGGGAATCAGCAAGAATAGCTTTATTTCTTGTTGTAAGAAACTTTATTGCTTCTTCTTGATGTGGCTTTAATGAACGGTTTAAATGGGCTGTGAGAGCGTTATATGGAGTGAAATCTATATTATTACTTTTATAATCTTTAATAAAAATATCATCCATTAATGCTTTTTTAGGCACAAATGTTAATAATGGTTCTGTAACTGATTTTCTGTATCTCACATAACAATGGTAACTATCTCCCATTTCGCCTATAATAGACATTATTAACAATTTTTCAGGTAAGAAATCTAAATCATTTTTATCAGCAAATGATTTACCGAACCAATCTGTAACTTTAACAATTTTATTTACTTTTATAGGTGCATACTGATAGTTTTCTAATATGTAACTTATATCAAACTCTGATAGTTTTTTATAACCTTTATCAGAAAGGTTCTTCAGATATGTTACATACAAATTAGTGCCATCATAATTGTTTATGATAGAATATGCCTTTTCTATTTTAGATACACTAATTGCCATTATTCAATAATCATATTTTTGCAAATATACGACTTATTCATCATATTTACAACTATTTATTTTAAAACATTCAATATGGCTAAAGTAATTTTTGCCCCTAATAAACTTGATAAAAGTAAATTTACCATTTTTTTATCGGGAAGCATAGACAACGGAAAAGCTAAAAATTGGCAACAAGAAATTGAGGATAAATTAAAAGATGAAGATGTCATACTTTTTAATCCACGTAGACCTGACTTTGATTCATCATGGGAACAATCAATCACAAACCCACAATTTAGAGAACAAGTGGAATGGGAACTAAATGCTTTAGAAGAAGCTGATATGATTGTTGTTTATTTTGACCCTAAAGGAAAAGCCCCTATTACATTAATGGAACTTGGTTTACATAAAGATGATAAAATTGTTGTATGTTGCCCTGAAGGTTATTATAGAAAAGGTAATGTAGATGTTGTTTGTCACAAATACAACATCAAACAAGTAGATGATATAGATGGATTAGTTAAAGAAATAAAAACTGAAGCATTTACATTAGATGAATCTATATGTAATAAATTTAAACATTTAATTAAATAATGAGTAACATAATACCAATTAATAGAAATAATAAGTTTTTTTCAAAAGAAGATTTTGATTTTGAATTAGAGCTTGGAATGGAGTATCTTCAAGAAGATGTTAATCAGACTATTATTCTTTATGAAGTCGATTTGGAAGCTACTAATATGAATGCTATTTATAAAGAATCTAATCGCAATAATATTAGATTCAAAACCCCAAAAGAATTAACAGTCATATACGAAATAGAAGCACCAAGAATAAAATCATATGAAAATAAAACAAGTGGTGGTGTTTATTCAATTAATGGTAATTTAAAAGTAGGTATATTTCAGAAAACTTTAAATGACCAAAATTGTGAAATCAAAAGAGGTGATTATATTGGTATTCCTATTGATTCAGATAGAATGGCATATTTTGTGGTTACTGATGACGGAAAATTAAACACAGACAATGCACATACAATGTGGGGGACAAAACCAATATTTAGAAGTATTGAAGCCACCCCAGTAGACGCCAATGAATTTAATGGACAATAATGAATATAATAGTTTGTAAAAAATGCATAGACAGTTTTTAAATAAAATGAAACTTCGTGAAAAAGCTATTGGTAAAGATAGAAGGGAAAATTTTGCAAAAGAAATTCTTTATAAAGACACTCCACTTCCTAAACCATTAGAATATGCTGATATTGATGCTTCATTTAAAGACTTTGTAAGCGATACTTTAGATATTGCATATGAAGGAAAAAGATTACCTACTTTTACATTATTTAGCAATCAACGTTTTTCTGAATATTCTCAAACATGGGAACATGTTGATGAAAATAGAAATTTATTAATGAATTTTAAAACAATAAGCCGTGAAAATAACCCTAGATTTGGAGGGAATCAAGGCGGATTGTGGAATATACCAGGGGAAAGACATTATACAATATTAACAAAAACAGTTCTTGATGATAATGGAACTGAAAGTTTTGAAAGATATTCAATGAAACAACCATATGCTGTTGATTTAATTTATAATATTAATTTGATAACTAATAAATATGAATTAATTAATAAATTCAACGCACTTGTTAATGAAGCATTTAAAGCAAGACAATGTTATATCAGACCAAATGGTCATTTTATACCAATGATATTAGATGAAATATCAGATGAAAGTGAATATAGTGTTGAGGATAGAAAGTTTTTCTCTCAAACTTTTACCATTAAAGTAATGGCTTATATTATTCACGAAAAAGATTTTCAAGTAGAGTCATACCCTAAAAGAATAATGGTTGTTTATGATGGGGATGTTAAAAAGAAGAAACCGAATGTTGATATTGAGGAATTTGACAATGCCAATTATGAAAATAAAAAAATGGATATTTCAATCGAATTCCCTGAATTTATTGAAACAGTAACATTTACAATTGATTGTGATGTTAATGTTGAGAAATCTACATTGGATAATATAAGATATTATAGATTAAATGTTAATGGAACACCAATATTTCCAGAAAAAGGGTTTATACTAAAAGAAAATGATGAAGTTAAATTAAGAATTTTTAAGTTTGATATTTCACAATCTTCAAAGTTAATATTTCATGGATATGACCCAAATATTCGTTTAAAGAAAAATTACATTCCTGAATTAGTGAGTGATGAAAAATCTAATTATGAAGAGATTATTGTTGACTAAGAACTTTATGTGTATTATTTTTTAAATAAAAATGGATTTAAAATTATACGAAATAATAAATTTAGAACAGGCGATTGATGAATTAATTAAATATGATTTATCTTTCACATTTAAAGTTTCATTAGATATAATGCGGAACAAGGAAGCATGTAAAAACATTACTGATTTATTTTTCAACAGAATGTCAAAAATATTTGATAGTTATGAAAAATTATATGATGCATCTTTAAGAACTGAAGAAGAATCTATTATATTTAATGAAGCTTTGAATACGATTGTTGATGTGCGCATTAAACAATTATCTGTTAATGATATAGTAATTGAAGATAATGTTAAAGTAAAATTAGTTTTATTTAATAATCTAAAACCAATGTTAATAGATTATTAACATAAATTTAGCCTGTGTTTTTGTAATTACAATAGATATTTATATTAAAATAAAATATAAAAGAACATATGGCAACAAATAATAATAGTGCAAGACAGACACATGTTAGCCCTGGTATATATACTAAAGAAACTGATTTGACTTATGCAGTTAAATCATTAGGTATTACAACTCTAGGTCTAGTAGGTGAAACTGTGAAAGGACCAGCCTTTCAACCACTTTTAATTGAAAATTGGAACCAATTCACTAACTATTTTGGTGGTACTAACCCATCACAATTCAAAGGTAGTGGATATTTGAAATATGAAGCTCCATATATTGCAAAGTCATATTTAAAACAATCTAATCAGTTGTATGTCACACGTGTATTAGGTCTTTCAGGATATAATGCTGGTCCTGCATGGGCTATTACTGCATATGCGCCAGAAGGTAAAGATGGTAAAGATATGTTAATTGCTATCTTACGTTCAAGAGGTGAATATCAAAAAACTGCTTTTGTTTCAACTGCAACTGAAGAACAATGTGAAGATGTTTATGAATATGATAAATTAGTTTATTATGTTAGTGATGTTGATAACGTATCATTAGTTCCAAGTAAAACATTTAATTTAGGTTCAGGATGTGATAAGTTCTTTGGAGTTACAACTGACCCATCAGGTGATTCATACTTCAATGTAAGCCAAATAAATTATGGTAAATTTACCATTTCTGGTACTACTGATAAAGGTATAACTTTCTCATATGCAGTATCTTTAAATCCAGGTGATAAAAACTATATTATCAATGTATTAGGTACTCAACAAGATGTTGGTGACACCGAATTGTATGTTGAAGAATTGTATGATGTAGCTTTGGTACAATTAATTGAAAGTGGTAATATTACAGGTATTAACAAACAAATGGTAGGTTTCCCACCAATTAAAGTTACTCCAGCATATGCTTCATGTAATGATTTATTATTAGAAGATGAACAACTTTTAACTAAGAGAGACATTGGTAAACGTTTCTTAGCAACTCAGGACTCAATTAACCCTGAAACTAAAAAAATGTGGAATGTTCATAAAACCACTGATAATGGTGTGAGCTATGTGGTAACTCCAGCGGTTGCAGGTAACATTTATCAAGTAATTTCATTTGTAACAACAGCAGGTACACGTGAATATTATTACAATGAAACAGGTGAAAAATTAGGGGCTGCAACTCCTGATGAACAAAACGTATTGAGTGAAGCCGTTGAAGTTTTATCAGATAATTTATTCTATGTTAAAGATGGTGATAATATAAATCCAATTACTTGTGATTTAAATAATTACAAAGAACAATATAGATTTGCTTCTACTCCTTGGATTGTTTCCGAATTAAAAGGTGATGCACAAAATGTAGAATTAGTGAAATTATTCAGATTCCATACAATATCAGATGGTAATGCTTCTAATATACAAATTAAAGTATCTATTGAAAACATTAAACCTGATGACGGTTTATTTGATGTTGTAATCAGAAGTTTTTATGATACTGATTCATCTCCTGTTGTTTTAGAAAGATATAGTAAATGTAATTTAGTTCCTGGAACTGCAAATTATATAGGCTTAAAAATAGGTACTTCTGATGGAAATTATGTAACTAAATCTAACTATGTGACTGTTGAAGTTAATGAAAATGATAGAGTAAAATCATCAGTTCCATGTGGTTTCTTAGGCTATCCTGTTAGAGATTATTCAGGTTTAGTTCCTGGTAATGGCGTTAATGGAACAGTTAAACAACCATTATTACAATATAATATTAATATTGATGAAGATATAAGAGCTAAAAAACAATATTTTGGCTTATCTAACTTAATGGGCATTGATGAAGATATTTTATCATATAAAGGTGTTGAAGCGTATAATGGTTTACCACAAGGGTTAACGCCATCTTTCCACTTAGATTCACGTCTTGTTTCTAAAGAAGATTTGTCAACAGGTACAACAGGCTTCACACAAGTTGTTACAGTTGATGGGGAAACAGGTTATACTTGGGTAACTGTAAATAGAAATAATGTGACTTCTGAAGGTATTGAACCTCGTATTGGTACTGACGCATTAATGCAAGGAACAATATATGAAGATATTAATTATCGTAAATTTACTGTACTTCCTTATGGTGGTTTTGATGGATGGGATGTTTATCGTGCTTCAAGAACGATAACTGATGATTTCAAATATAACAAATATAAAGGAAATATTAATACTAAGAGTGGTGTAGGTGCAAACTTCTCTATTATAAATGACCCTGTGGCTTATAATTTTAATAGCGGAACAAAAGCAATTACTTCTGACTGGTATGCTTATTTATCAGCTATCAGGACATTTGCTAACCCTAAAAAAATTGATATTAACGTTCTTGCAACTCCTGGTATTGATTATGTTAATAATCAAATGTTAGTTGAAGAAGTAATTTCTATGGTTGAGGATGAAAGAGCCGATTCAGTATATGTCGTAACAACTCCTGATAAACCTTTTGGAGCATCTGATAGTGTTAGTGATATGTACACTCCTGAAGAAGCGGTTTTCAATTTAGAAGACACAGGAATTGATAGTAATTATACATGTTCATATTACCCTAATATTCAATATTTTGATACGGATAATAATGTATATGTTTATTTACCACCAACAAAAGATGTTGTAAGAAACTTTGCATTGACAGATAATACAGCTTATCCTTGGTTTGCACCAGCTGGTTGGGATAGAGGTGGAATTGATGGGGTAAAACCAAAGAAAACTCTTAAACTTGATGAACAAGATACTCTATATGCAGGTGGATTGAATTTTGTTCAAAGTTTTGCACAAGAAGGTTTCAGACTTTGGGGTCAAAAGAACTTCCAAATTGCAGATACTCAAATGAACAGAATTGCTACAAGACGTTTGTTGTTACAATTGAGAAAATTAATTTCTATTGCTTGTATCAAATTAATATTTGAACCTAATGATAATACAACTAAAGAAACATTCAAATCATTGGTTAACCCAATTTTGGAAAATGTTTTCAATAATAGAGGTATATCAGACTTTAGAATTGATGTTGATGATTCAGTAGAAGCTCGTGATAGACATGAATTACCTGCAAAAATTTGGATTAAACCAATTGGCGCATTAGAGTATATTGATATTAACTTTATGATAACTCCTGAAGGAGCGAATTTCTCAGATGTGTAATTTAATTAATAAATAATTTTAATAAAGGAGAACTTTAATTGTTCTCCTTTATTTTTTTTTTATTTAGTAGTTTTTAAAAAAAATATTTTCGTTATTATATGGTAAATTGTATTTAATATCATTTAAATAATCTTAAAGATATTTATTTATAAATAAGTTAGATTATGTTTCATAAAGAATCTCTTAATGAAGAAATAATATCAAAAATCAAAAAAGAATTACATAAAGATATGGACAATTCAACAAAGAAAACTATTGAAGAAATCAAAAATATTATAGGGAAGAAACAAACATTGGAAAGTGTTATTTTTTCTGAAGATAATGAAGAAATTGGTTCCCAATCTTTAGATGGAGAAATGCCTACTGATATGGTACAACCTGAACCACAAATATCGAAAACAAATAAAGGAATGGAGAATGGAAGTAATGACATGTCATCAATTGGAGAATTGATGCCTGACATCCAAAATAAAGTAAATACTATCAGACGTATGGCTTTGGAAGGGGTTACAAAACTAGCAGATAAACCATTATCACCTGAATACGACTTTTTCAAAAAAATTTTTATGGATTGCGATAAACTATTTGTGAATAAAGATAAAATAAAACAATAATATGTTATTCAAAAAATAAGAAAATTGAATAATTATATATAAATAATAAAACTAAATTAAAGACAAATATGAGCGATTTATTAATAAAAATGCCACTTGAATATGAGCCATTGAAAAAGAATAGATTCTTATTCAGATTTCCATCTGATTTAGGTATTCAAGAATGGTGGGTAGCATCAGGTTCAAGACCAACAATCTCTCAAAATGAAACAGAAATTCAGTTCTTAAATACATCTAACTGGGTTATTGGTAGATATATATGGGAAGCGATTACAATTACATTAAGAGACCCAATTGGTCCTTCAGCATCGCAAGCTGTTATGGAATGGGTTCGTTTGCATTCTGAATCTGTTACAGGTAGACAAGGTTATGCAGTTGCATATAAAAGAGATATTGTTCTTGAAATGTTAGACCCGACAGGTGTTGTTGTTTCTCAATGGATTATTAAAAATGCTATGTTGACTAATGTTAACTTTGGTGAATTATCTTATGATGATGATGGTATTGCAGATATTACAATGACAATCAGACCTCAATACTGCATTTTAAGCTTCTAATATTTAAACAAGAAAATATTAATAAGAGTAAGTCAATTCTTACTCTTATTTTTTTTTGTATATTTCAATCTTCATGAACGAAGTTTGTGCATTTACCAATGGAAGTACAAGCATTCCAAATAGCAATGTAAAAAGCAGTTTTTTAATCATATTAAATATTAATTTAAAAATTATATATTATCTATTATTGTGGATACATTCTGTCAATACACATATTCAATCAAGTAATAACCTTTTGAGTAAGAGCTATTCTTCTTATTGATTTTCTTCAATAAATTACCTTCATAAATGTAATCGAAAGTTTCATCTTTCATATCCTGGTATGAAATAAGATTATTCGATTTCTTGCCACACCACTCAGTCGCAAACAATATATGTGCATTGTATGGTTGGGAAGCATGTTTTGTTAGTGATACCAAATTAATGTTAGTATTATTTTTTTTATCAGTATAATGGGCTTCAAAATCTTGTGTATAACCATCATCATCAGTATATCGAAAACCTACCACATTACCATTTTCCCAAGTATATTCCTCGTAGTTATGGGTTTTATACCGATTACCACCTTTTTCCTCAAATAAATCATCAATGCTTTTTAATTCTCCATTATCGTAATATATTAATGTAAAAAGAGTTCCCGCTTCTACACCTTTTGTAGAATAATCATATAGTTTGTCTATATATTCTTGTTCATTAAAAGTAAATTCACATTTGGTATAGGGGTCTTGTTTACCATTCACATAAGAAATGAATTGATACCGATTATTGGAAAGGGTAAAAATTTCAACTGTCTTGTTCTTGAAATTCTGATAATACTCTTTCCGTACTTCAATCAGGTTTCCATCATCGTTATACTTGAAATGATACCACTTATCCCCTTTGTTGCCAACCTCTTTTTGAGTAAAAGCATTAACCCAATGTATGCTTTTCACCATATACTCACCTTTGTTATTCGTTCTTTGAGCGAATACACTAAAACTAATACAGATTACTGTTACAATTAATAAAATTCTTTTCATATTCTTATAGTTTTTAAATTTTTGATGATGCAAATGTATAACATGTTCTTGAAAAATGCAAATTATAGCAATTAAAAAATGTTAAAAAATTTATTTTATAGTATATATTATTATAATGATGTAACTTATGAAGCAAGTAAAAAACA